ATGATATCTGAAGGGGTTGCATTAGGAGACATGAAAGCAGAGATGAGAGAAGAAGGAATGGACATGATGATGTCTTTTAAGGGTAGAAAGTAATTATTGACACTACTTTGTGTCGTTTTTAGTGTCGTTTTTATTTTTGTAACTAATTAGTAATTAATACTTTATTCTTTTAATGTCGATTATGTCGATTTTAAAAAGAAAATACAGTGAGAGAAATACATATATATTAATATAATATATATATATATATAGGGAAAAATTAAATTGACATTTGATTATTTTAAAAAAAGATATTATTATTACAATTTAGTTTATATCTTTGCGTCAACAATTTAATTAAATTATAATATGATAGATAGTGCAGGGTACTCACCCAAGAACCTACATTTCGGTGAAGAAGGCCGAAAGAAACTAATCAAAGGAGTTACGACAATGTCTAATGCTGTTAAGAGCACATTAGGCCCGGGCGGTAATACTGTTCTAATAGAATCGGTTAATCACTTGCGTGGTATAACTGTTACTAAGGATGGTGTAACTGTTGCTCGGTCTATTGACTTATTAGACCCTGTTGAGAATCTTGCTGTAAGAATGATGAAAGAGGCAGCGGACCAAACGGCAACGAGTGCCGGAGATGGAACGACTACAGCGATTGTCTTAACGGAGTCTTTAGTATTAGGTGGTCTTGAGTTAATAACTGACAAGCATAATAGAACAGAGGTTCTGCGAAACATATCGGAGATAACTGCAAAGGTGGTGGAGAAGTTAAAGGAGAAGTCTACGGATGTAACGGATGACATGATTGTTGACGTTGCAACTATCTCTGCAAACAATGACAGAAGTATTGGAACGATAATCGCGGATGTATATAATGACGTTGGCAAAACCGGCATGGTGACTGTTGAGCGTTCACAGACTTCGGATACATATTCAGAAACAACAACAGGAATAAAAGTAGACAGGGGATATAGCTCTCCATTGTTTATAAACGACCAAAAACGTGACGAGTGTGTATTTGAAGATACTATGATATTAGTGGCTGATGTAGACATAAACAACATCCTTCAGATAGAGAACGTGTTGAAGCCAATCATTAACGAAGGTAAGAAGTTATTAATCATAGCACCTTGCAATGCAAATGTTGTAAACACATTGGCGGCGAATGTCATGAAGGGTAATTTAAAGATATGTGTAGTAGCTCCTCCAAACTTTGGATACAAGCAACACGAATTAATGCAGGATATTGCCATTAGCGTTGGGGCTACTTACTTTAGTGAAGGTACAGGGGATGACTTGAGTCATATCACTTATGATGACTTAGGTCATGCGGCAAAGGTAATTGTTGGTCGTGACAAGACGGTGATACTAAAGTCAAACGAGAACGTAAACCAATCCGAGATTGACGAGCGTGTAAAGCAACTGTGGGATGCTCATAAATTAGCGAAGCAAAAGAATGACAAGGACTTTATTGTTGAACGCATCGCATCTCTAACAGGTGGTATAGGTGTAATCTTTGTTGGTGGGAATACTGACTTGGAGCAAAAGGAGTTGTATGACCGAGTTGATGACGCAGTCTGTGCAGTACGTTCTGCTTTAGAGGAGGGTATATTGTCGGGTGCAGGGAAGTCATTGTATGAGATAAGCTTCGATGAGTTGCTTAGTGGCGTAGGTAGCGAAGAGCATAGTGTAGCATGTAAGATATTTAAGACGGCACTACAAGAACCTTTGACTCAGATACTAAGAAATGCAGGGTTGTCTGTTGGGAGTATATACAACGGTGAAGAAGCGGATGGCTTTGGATACAACTTAAAGACAATGGAGATGGGGGACTTGATTTCAATGGGCGTTATTGACCCACTAAAAGTAACCCGAAGTGCACTACAGAACGCTGTAAGTGTGGCAACTACAATACTAAGTACAAATGCTATTATTACAATGGCAAGGACATATGAGTCACAGTAATTGCAGGAAGTGTGACAAGAAGTTTGTTCCTAAAAAGGGAACGATAAACTATTGTAGCATATCTTGCAGGAACTCGAGGAGTTTTTCAGACCAAACAAAAGAGAAGAAGAGTTGTATAACTAAAAGAAAGTGGTTAGATGGGACTTATTCTTTAGTTGATTGGGACAAGGTGAATGGTTCTAATGAGAAAAGGATCAAGCAATTTGATTCTTGGGAGAAAAAATCTTATGACAGACTATTTAATGGAGAGAAGTTACACATACAAACACTAAGAAAGTTATTAATAGGAGATGTAGATAGTTGTTGTGAGCTATGTAACACTTCAGAATGGTTAGGTAGTCCCATAACACTTGAGGTCCACCACATAGATGGCAACAACAAGAACAACGAGTTACAAAATTTACAAATACTTTGTCCGAACTGTCACTCACAAACGGACAACTATAGAGCTAAAAACATAAAAAAGAAAACATGCAACCAATTGGAAAGTACATTGTAGTAAAAAACATTGATGAAGAGATTAAAACTGAGTCGGGATTGATTTTATCGGGTGACGATACCAATCAACTGAGATATAAACGCGCCGTTGTGCAAAAGTCAGGCACAGATGTGTTGGTCATCAACGAGGGTGATGAGATATATTACGACAAGGGTCGTAGTTTCACCATGATAATCAACGACGTTCAGTGTACAGTCATCACTGAGAACGATGTAGTAGTGGTATTATAGTTTATTTACTGTCCTTTCCTTACCTTTAAAGGACTTGTTCATCTCCATAATCATATTTCGGTATACCTTGTCGGTATACTTGACATTTTTCTCAAACATAGTGTTACCACTACCTATTGGTATCTCCTCACCGCTAAGTTTTTTGTATATTGAGGTGATCATCCTGCTTGTTTTGTACGGAAGTTCATATATCGCCCTACTTCCTTTAAATCCCCTACGAAATACAACTATCCACCCATCTCTTAGCAGGGTATCGAACCTATTTACGTTCCAACTAACAAGTGCATCGAACTCTTTGAACTTATCTTTTGTAAAGTACTGCTCGGAGTACAAAAAAAGCAGTATATCAAGGTCTGCTTGTGTCAAACCATACTTATTTTTGATGTAATATCTTATTACGCGCCAATATTTTAGATAGTCGTTACCTATTTTTTTCATTTTATTAGATTTTATTTTATTACTTTTGTAAAGTTAATTCATAATAACTTAAAAAACAAAAGCCATGCCATTTGACGACGAAAAAAAAATAAAAAGATTAAAAGAAAGAGAAGCTAACCTTGTAAGCAGAGGCTACAAAGCTGTAGATGAAGGTAGAGAGAAGAAAGCCGATAGATTATTGAAGCGAGCAGCGAAAGTTGAGAACCGTATAATTAATTTAAAGGAAAGAGATACTCCATTACCTCCTTCTAATTTTTAAATAAACTAAAATGCCAAAAGATAAATCAGTTAAGACAACTGCAGAGCAGGAGAAAATCACTGCTGACAAACTTGCGTTTAATAACGCTGCTATTGAAGCACTTAAAAAAAATGCTGCTACAAGAGATGCAGAAAGAATAAAAAATAAAAAGATTGCGTCTGCCTCATATGCACGAAGACGAGCAAATAGAGATTCAGGTAGTAGCGGAAGGACTAGATTAGTAGGATTATCAACTTTTAACCGACCTTTTCAAGGTGATGGACTTTCTAGCTAATGGCAACTAAAGAAAACATGAAGTGCAACAGTCCTGTTCCTTCAAATAGGGCGGGTAAAAAGAAAATGGTCAAGGCATGTAGCAATGGCACAGAGAAACTGCTACACTTTGGAGCAAAGGGCTATGGCAATAACTATAGTGCTGCGGCAAGAAAAAGTTTTAAAGCACGACACAGTTGTGATACTGCAAATGATAAATTAACACCAAGATATTGGGCCTGTAAAAATCTATGGGCAGGACCGGGTGGTTCAACCACAAGCAATCCAAGTAATCGAAGAGGTAAATACTAAATTATGGCAACTCAAAAATTCATGGGTAGCAATCAGTTAATAGATAGACTAGCAGCGCAAGTTGGTAGCAAAGGTTCTGCTATAGCAATTTTAATAAAAAGAGGTCATCTAAAAGCAGATGGGAAAACATTTACTGCTGAAGGGTTGAAAAGAAATTCAATGACTGCATCTGAGAGAGCAAAAGACAGAGCAGCTAAAAGAACAGGGAAATCAGTAAATGATTTTAAATACAATCCAAAAACAAATTCTGTAAAAACAATAAGATAATTTTGTTTAACTTTGTGAAAAAATAAAATCAAATGGGAAAGACTAAAGGAATGGGTGATGTTATTGAAAAGATAACAACAGCCACAGGAATTAAAAAAGTAGTAGATACTGTTTCAAAAGTAACAGGAAAAGATTGTGGATGTGCTAAAAGAAAAGAAGCATTAAATAATCCTAACTTACTTGTAAATAAAATGTTTAACAATAAAAAATAAAAAAATGAAAAAAGTAGCTAAGGTAACAAAGAAAACAGCTTTTGATATTAAGGAAGCTAGTAATCAAAAATTAACGGCAAGTGCAAGAAATAACTATGCGAAAAACGCACAGGCAGCTATGAAAAATACTAAAAAAAAATAAGCTATGCCAAATTTAAAACTTCAGGTAAGTAGAGCATTAAAAGTTATACCTTCACAGTACACAAATATTCCAATGCCTAATGTTATTGTACAGAGTACTACAACAGGATTAGCTGCATTCAAACTTATAGACTCAACAAAGAATTTTTCTAGTAGTGGAGTAAATCCATTAAATGTCCAAGTTGGAGATACTGTATATACTAATTCACAAGCAGCAACAGTTACAAAGGTGGATAGTGCTACGCAGTTATCTTTAAACTCAGATATAACGCCGTTAGGATATTTTTATACATTATATTCAGGAACAAATACCACCGGCTCAGTTGAGCCATGTGTATTATATGTTGGTGTAGGAGGCGACCTTAGTGTTACTACTGCAGGAGGGGATGTTGTAGATTTTGTTGGAATAGCATCAGGCACTTTTTTACCTGTACAAGTAATAAGAGTAAATTACGTTACAGCAGCCTCAGATATTATAGCCCTTTGGTAAATGATACAGATAGGCATAAACATAGCTGTAAAAGGTTTAGCAATTATTAGTTCTTTGTTTAATTTCAGAGTAACTGAGAGTAGTGATAATAGAATAACTGAGTCAGGAGATAAAAGAATAACAGAATAAATATATAAAATGGCAAATAAAAAGATTAGTCAATTACCACCAAAGGGTGCACCTATAGCAGCTACTGATTTAGTAGAGATTGCTGAAGATAATGGAGCAGGAGGCTATGTAACAAAGTCAGTTAGTGGATTACAACCTACTCTAGTAAGTGGTACTGATATTGTAACTATTAATTCTCAAACATTATTACAGAGTGGTGATTTAGCATTACAAACTCCTTTAGTAAGTGGTACAGATATAGTTACTATTAATAGTGCATCATTATTAGTTAGTGGTAATGTAAACTTACAACCTACTCTAGATAGTGGCGTTAATATCAAAACTATTAATGGTAGCTCTGTTTTAGGTAGTGGTAATTTAGCACTACCTGTTGGAGTCCATGTATTAACTAAGCCTGTTTCAGGTAGGACATATAATTTAAGAACAACAGGTACTAATGGAGGTATTTCATCAACTACTCCTGCCAATGTCATTGTATTATGTCCCTTTATCCCTGCAAATACTTTAACAGTTTCAAGTCTTCAAATGAGTGTAACAACTCTTACTGTTGGAGGATTAATAAGAATACTTGTATATTCTGATTTAAATGGTGTACCTAGTTCTAAATTAATAGAAAGCACTAGCTTAGATTGTAGTACAACAGGAACTAAGACATATACTGCATCTTATACATTTACAGCAGGTACAGTTTATTGGTTAGGGTATTATGCAAATGCGGCTCTAAATAATGTGTCTACAGTACCGGGTGTTGAACTGACACCAATATCAGGTCTTGCGGGTAGTTTTGGTGCTGCTAACATTACTGTAACTGTATCTACAACTTTTCCTACTGCACCATCTACACTTGGCACAACTACAGCCGGCTTATTTTCTGCACTGAATATAAATTTAATATCAGCATAATCATGACACAACTAAGAAATGAAATTTATGATAAGAACGGACTTGTAAGAGTTGAGTTTATAGAGGTAGAAGGACCTACTCAAGAGGAACTAATTGCTCAAAAAGAGGCACAGCTCCTAGCTATGTATGAAGAGTTAAAATCTCTGAAAGGAGAATAGATGAAAGGTAACTATTTAGCAAGTCTTTATTTTATAGCGGGTTTTTTAACTTCTATGTTTATGATGTTTCAAGGACAAGAAAATTACATTGTTTTGGGCGGCATAACATTATTTTTTTATTTAACTTTTAGCTTAACTGAAGCTCTTGAAGATTTAGACTTATGAAAACACAACTATCCCTACTAATACTATCTATACAATCAGAACTATTGACACTTATCTCTATATGCCTTGCATTCTTTATACCAATAAGTGGTATTTTAATAATGATAGGAGTACTAATAGCTATTGATACTTTTACGGGAATATGGAAAGCTAATAAGTTAGGAGATAAAATTACTAGCAGAAAGCTCTCATCTATTATAAGTAAGTTAGCACTCTATGAAATAACTGTTATTATGTTCTTTCTTATTGATAGATTTATTCTTAATGATATCATCCTTACATTCTTTAGTGTACCATTCATGCTTACTAAAGTAGTGGCATTGGTATTATCATCTATAGAGGTAATGTCTATTAATGAGAACTACAAAGTAGTTAAAGGTATAGACCTGTGGCAGTCAATGAAGTTGTTGTTTGCAAGAGCAAAGGACATCAAGGACGATATAAATAAAATCAAATGACAACACAACAGGTAACAAAAAAATACGGTACAGCTAACGTAACAGGAGCAGGATACTTAGTGAAGATTAAGTTACCATATCCTATGCGTATTGCTTGGGACTTAGACAGCTCTGTGAATTCTATGATGTGTCACAAACTAGTAGCTGATAATTTTACAGCTGTATTTAATGAGCTTCTAGCTACCTATGGCTATGATAAGATTAAGGAGTTAGGGATTGATTTATTCGGTGGATGTTTCAACTATAGAAAGATGAGGGGCGGAAATGCTTTATCCATGCATTCATGGGGGATAGCTATTGACTTAGACCCTGCAAGAAACTTACTTAAGGAGTCATCTAAGACTGCAAGATTCGCTAGACCTGAATACAAGGCTATGATAGATATTTTTTACAAGCATGGGTTTATATCTTTAGGTAGAGAAAAAAATTACGACTACATGCATTTTGAAATAAAAGAGTAATGGCAAAAATAAAATTAGAGACAACAAAAAAGGTTAAGCCTAAAGTTAAGCGCACAAACGTACACGCAAAAAGCAAGACTTCTAAATTAAAGTCAAGTAAAAATTACAAGAAACTTTATTCAAGACAAGGAAAATGAGAAATGATTTAGCAGGCACAAAGACAGGAAAGTCAAAGACAGCGAAGTATTATCAAGAACATCCTGAAGCAAGAAAAAAAAAGGTGAAGTATGACATGAAGTATCATGACACCGAAGAACGTAGAAAATACCGAAGAGACTTAGAGCGTACTAATAGAAAAAATGGTACAAGTGGCAACCACGATGGTATCGACAATGCTCATGTTTCTAAAAACAAAACAGTACCTCAATCGCAATCTAAAAATAGAGCTGATAAAAAAAGCAACTTTTTTAAAAAATAAAACATGTTTAGAGTATTATTGTTATTATTTGTGTTGTATGGTTGCTCTGCGCAATACCATTTAAATAAAGCCATTAAGAAAGGCTATACCTGTGAACAAACAGGAGATACTATTCGTATCACAACATTAGATAGCATACCTGTTATTGTCAATGACACTATAGTATGGGAGAAGTTTATAACTACTAAGGATACCATTATTAAATACAATACTGTCTATGTCCCTAAGACTAGGCAGGAAAAAAGAATAGAGTATAAACTAAAGGTCAAAACTATATACAAAGATAGGATAGTTGAGAAGGCACAGGCTAAAGCGGAAGGTAAAAAAAATCAACCAAAAAAGAATTTCTTTTGGCTTGGAGTTTTAGTAGGGGTGTTGCTTTCAATTATTATTTCCTTACTTTGGAAAATATTTGTTAAAAAAGCACTACATTTGTAACTAACCTTTAAATTAAATAAAATGAAAAAAGTAGAAGACAATAATATTCAAGATATTATATTTGCAACAGAAGAAGAATTAAAAAACATTAAAGAAATGAATACTGATTTTTCTAAAGCTAAAATGAATCTTGGTGACTTAGAATTACAGAAGCAAAGCTTAATAAAATACATAGATAGTATTAAAGATACTTTCTCAAAACACGAAAAGATACTAATGGAAAAATACGGTGAAGATGCTGTAATAAACATTGAGACAGGAGAAATAACAAAAAAACAATAGGGCAAAATGGCAAAAATAAGTACATATGTTATTAATACAGTACCTACCGTAAATGATATGGTGATTGGTACTGATGTAAATTCAGCTGATGAAACTAAAAATTTCTTAATTGGTGATTTACTAGCATTAATTCCAAGTGCATCAGGCCCTACCGGCCCTGCCGGCCCACAAGGCATTCAAGGAGTCACAGGCTCACAAGGCATCCAAGGGGTGCCGGGACTTCAAGGTCCACAAGGAATTCAAGGAATTCAAGGTATTCAAGGAGTCACAGGCTCACAAGGTATTCAAGGAGAACAAGGCGTTCAAGGCCCAATAGGTATTGATGGACCAATAGGTGTAACAGGCCTAACAGGCGCACAAGGTCCAACAGGTGCAACAGGTGCAGGAAGTACAGTAGTAGGAGCGACAGGTCCTCCCGGTATACAAGGTGTTGCAGGCCCTACGGGAATACAAGGAATTACAGGATCAGTTAGCCCCGCAGGATTAAATTGGCAAGGTACTTGGAGTGCCTTAACGACATATGCCGTAGATGATGCTGTTGGATTTGGTGGAGCTAGTTATTTTTGTATAAACCCTGTAGGACCATCAGGTACAAACCCTGCTTCAGACCCTGCAAATTGGTCATTACTAGCAAATCAAGGTCCCGCCGGCCCACAAGGCCCAATAGGATTAACAGGAGCAGCAAGCACGGTAGCAGGTGCTCAAGGTATTCAAGGATTTACAGGAGGCGCAGGCGCACAAGGTATTCAAGGAGTACCGGGACTAACAGGCCCACAAGGTTTAACAGGTGCAACAGGTTTAACAGGCGCAACCGGCGCTCAAGGAACACCCGGTATTCAAGGTCTTCAAGGACCAATAGGATTAACAGGACCGATAGGATTAACAGGTTTGACGGGCAGTCAAGGAATCCAAGGTGCAACAGGAGCACAAGGAGCTCAAGGAGTTCAAGGCATCCAAGGTTTAATGGGTCCAACAGGCTTAACAGGTCCCGCCGGTACTAATGACCAAAATCGTATAGGTGAATATTTATTAGGAGGTTGGGTAGTAGCGCAATGGGTAGAAGATTTTGTTAAAAAAGCGCTTATTGTAAGTAATCCACAACAGGCTGTTGCATTGCTTTGGACTCAACCACCTTTTTTTAGTACATTAGTTCCTGCAGAAAATCCTTTTAATGGTGCTCCAAACACAGCAGCAATAGTTCTTCAATCAGGCTCACCTCCTCCTTATTATGCAGCACAGACTGTTAATGATCAAATTTCGGGGGGTTATACCGATTGGTATTTACCTTCAATAGGAGAACTTACTATGGTTTTTAATGCATTAGTACCAATTTCTAGGTCAATGGCAGCAAGTGGTTTTGCCCCTCCTTATTTTGATGTATCCCTAGGTTCGTATTGGAGTTCCACGGAAGCTAATGCTACTAGGGCGTATTCGATGGATTTTACTTCCGGTGCTATTTCTGCATCTCTTAAGACGGGAGGAGTAGCATATTGTTTAGGTGTTAGAATAGCTAATATATAATTATGCCAAAAATAAATTCATATATCGTTAATGCAGTGCCTACCATAAGTGACATGCTTATTGGTACTGATGTAGGCTCGTATATGACAAATGAAACTAAAAATTTCTTGATTAGTGATTTAATATCATTAATTACAGTAAATCCTATAGGTCCTCCCGGAGCGACAGGCCCTCAAGGCCCACAAGGAATCCAAGGTGAAACAGGAGCTCAAGGAATTCAAGGTCTTGCAAATTTAACAGTAGGTATTCAAGGAATTCAAGGTATTCAAGGGTTAACAGGCTTGACAGGTTCTCAAGGATTAATAGGTCCTGATGGTCCAATAGGAGTAACAGGTTTACAAGGACCGGTAGGTTTGACCGGCGCTACAAGTACAGTAGTAGGTGCAACAGGGCCTGCAAGTACAGTACCGGGCCCAACAGGTCAACAAGGACCACAAGGAATTGTAGGTCCTCAAGGACCACAAGGAATCACAGGAGTTAATGGTCCTCAAGGATTAAATTGGCAAGGTACTTGGAGCGCTGCAGGTATATATGTCGTAGATGATGCCGTTGAATATTTAGGTTCTAGTTATTTTTGTTATAATAATGTTGGCCCTATAGGCACAAACCCTGTTTTAGATACTGCACATTGGGCTCTATTAACAATGATAGGCACAGGTGGAGCTACAGGTCCAATAGGCCCAACAGGATTAACAGGTGCAATAGGTCCCACAGGTATTCAAGGATTACCCGGCGCAACCGGAGCAACAGGTCCTCCCGGTATTCAAGGAGCAACAGGAGGCGCAGGATTAACAGGAGCTAACGGACCGCAAGGAGCAACAGGTTCGATAGGATTGCCCGGCACAACAGGGGGAATAGGTTCAATAGGTATAACAGGCGCACAAGGACCGGTAGGTTTAACAGGTTTGACAGGGGCTCAAGGATTAACGGGAGCAACCGGAGCTCAAGGACCTCAAGGACCTCAAGGAATTGTAGGACCAACAGGTGCGACGGGACCAACAGGATTAAATAGTACTTTTAATATAGGTAGGTTCTATGGAGGGGGTTGGGTAGCGGCAGAATGGTTTGAAGGGAGTAGTAAAAGAGTACTTATTGTAGGAGAACCTTTACCGAATAGTCAGTGGACTCTTTCTCCCTATTATAGTACACTTGTTCCACCTCCCGGCGCAGGAAATAATATTTTTGGCGAAGCAAACACAGCGGCTATAACTATTCAAGCAGGAGCCGGTTCATATGCAGCAGCAGACTGTGAAAATTTAGTCGTAGATGGTTATAGCAATTGGTATTTACCTTCAATAGTAGAACTTACTATGGTTATTAAGTCATTACCAATGATTAATAAATCAAGAGTAGCAAGTGGTCTTCTTCCAATTCCAATGTTGATGTCTTTTAGTACTCTTAGCTATTGGAGTTCTACAGAAGCCTCTGCTTCTAGTGCTTATATAGTTTCTTTTATTGGCATTTATAGTTCAACTTCTGTAACGGCAAAAAGTAATTTTAAACCTATTCTTCCGGTTAGAATAACTAGTATTTAATTATGGAAATAAGAAAAATTTCAGTAGGTCCTGATTATAAAGGAGGCGCAATGCATTACATTGTAGGTCAAAAAGTTTTAAATGAAACGTATGAAATACATTTAATTAAACTTGAAGACCTTACTCAATCTATAAAAATATTTATTATAAATGAATCAAATGAAATTCTTTTGTGGAAAGAATTTACACAAACTATTCCAATCTCTATTGAATACAATATATTTTATTAATGAAATCCCCATTTTATTTTATTGTTGAATCTTTAATAAATAAGAGGTACAACAATACAAAAACCATTAGTGGACTAGAAGTTATTACAAGTACATCTGAGGAAGACTATATATCTTCAAATAGATTTGCTAAGGTAATAGAAGTTCCATTAGGTTACAAAGGCCCGATATCTTCAGGC